TCGCCAACTCCCAGCTCGACAAAGGCAAGGACGATGACCTGCTCATGACCCAGAAGCTTATCATATTCGATGACGAATACTCCGGCAAGTCTAAGCAAGACGCGAAGCACATGAAAATGATGCTCTCAGCCGATACGTTCACCCTGCGTGAACCCTACGGACGCAAGAACGTCACCCTTCGCCGCATGGCTTCCCTCTGCGGAACCTGCAACGAGACCGAGATCCTTAACGATGCCACAGGTAACCGCCGTATCATCGTATTCGAGGCCACCGGGCAGTTCGACTACAATACCTACAACAGCCTCGATAAGGCTCAAATCCTAGCTCAGGTGCTTCAAATGCACGTTGAAGGGCAAAGGAGTACGCTGAACAAGGAAGAGATCAACCAGCTCAATGAGTACACTTCAGGACGCTATACCGAAGTCAGCATCGAAGCCGAGATGCTACACCTATACTTCGAGTCCGCTAATGTCCAGAACCAACACGACTGGAAGACATGCAGCCAGATCAAGGACCTAATCGAAATGCGGACGAAGCAACGGTTATCAACACGGAAGCTCGGTATGGAACTTCGCAGGTTAGGCTACATCCGGTACAAAAAGGACGGTATGTACGGATACCTGGCAACTGAACGCGCCGTGAATTTTACCTATAATAGGTATAATTCGGACGAAATTGCACCCTTCTGAAGCCATCGGGTAAGATAAATTTTAACCTATCTTACCCGGAATCCTTGCAACCCGTTGAACAACAAAGCCTTACGGCGGGTAAGATAAATTCAAAAAACACCTACATAGGGAGCCCTAGAATCAATATGCAATATGCAACAAATGCATGTATGAATATCACAGCCTCTATATATATATATTATCTTACCTATCTTACCTTTAGTATATAACTATATATAGTTCAACGAGTTAAGCGGGTAAGATAGCCTCAATTTATCTTACCCGTATCTTACCCATCTTACCCGAACACTGCATTCTACGAATGTTAATAACCTGGCTTGCGGATGTTTCACTGATACTTAACTTAGCACCCATAAAAGCTAGATAAATGGCATACGAACACAAACCAAACAGCGGAAGCGCATTCGCAAACCGCAAGAAGACTACCGAGAATCACCCCGACTTCACCGGCACAGCCCTGATTGACGGTAAGATGAAGGACGTTAGCATCTGGATGAAGAAGTCTAGTCAAGGCACTGAGTATTTCTCTATCTCATTCAGAGATAAGAGCATGCTTGAACCACAGCTTCCGTAAGCAATGGATACTTCAATAGAGAAGGCTCTATTCCCGGAGTCAAATGAATTACATATTGACGAAGATGGGATACCAGTAGCTCAAATAGTTGACGAAAATCTTGACCCGATAGATTGTACTTTCATGAATGATGGTTCAGTAACTATTCATACTGAGACTCTATCATACATTGATTTGAGCAGAGAGAATCTATGTAAGTTGCTTGAATTGTTTGATGCGGCTCAAGATTATTGGCAGACAGTCGAGCATGCGGAGAATACATCCGCTAATCACCGCAAATGACTCCCCGATTCAGCATCGTTCATCCATCGTTAGGCCGTCCATCGCAGGCCGCTGAGACCGCGCGTATGTGGCTCTCAACGGCAAAACATGGTCACGACATCGACTATATTATCTCGCTGAACAGCACCGATGCTGCACGAGGTCAATATCTTACGCAATTCAGCGAGCTTCCAGGCATCACAATTGTGACCTCGGATGCGACTAACATGGTCAGTGCGAGCAATGTAGGAGCGAAGCAAAGCAAGGGTGAGAACCTTATCCTGGTCTCCGATGATATGTTCCCGATGTGGCACTGGGATGAACTGGTTGCAGCCGAGTTCGACCCGGAGCTGCCGACCGTTCTCCAGGTGCATGACGGTATCCGCAATGACATTGTGACCTTGCCGATCATGAACCGCGCTGCATACCTCAAGCTCGGTTACTTGTACCATCCCAGCTACCTAAGCATGTTTGCAGACAATGACCTGGCTGAGACGGCGAAGGTTCACGGGATGTATAAGGTTAGCCAGTTGCAGTTCGAGCACCGACACTACACGGTGGGCAAGGCTCCTATCGATGATACCTACAAGCGGGAGAACAGCAAGGTGTTCTACGAGTACGGTCAACGTACCTTTGAGTGGCGCAAGCGTAACGGGTTCCCAATATGAATAACGTGATAAGTTTCAGTGGAGGTAGGTCATCTGCTTATATGACAAGTAAGCTTCTTGAACAAGGCGGTGAGTATTTGATTCTGTTTGCAAACACTGGGAAAGAGCATACGCAGACCTTAAACTTTGTTCAGCGAATGTCAGAATACTGGCGGCATGAAATTGTTTGGCTTGAGTATTGCCCTATAAATAAGTTTAAGATAGTTGACTACAAAACAGCAAGTCGTAATGGCGAACCGTTCAAGGCATTGATTGAAAAACGCAAGTACCTGCCTAACGTAATGACAAGATTCTGTACTGCTGACCTAAAGATTAAACCAATCATGCGTTATCTAAAGTCAATAGGTATTACTGATTATAACAACATTATGGGTATCAGATATGATGAACCTACACGTTGGGGGAAGTTATTACTGAATCAACATAAGGAAAGGTATTTCAATGTTCTACCGATGGTTGAATGGGAAACCACAAAGAAAGATGTCGCAGACTATTGGCAAGCAAAACCAGAACTTGACCTACAAATTAAATCCGAGCAAGGAAATTGTGACCTTTGCTTCCTTAAAGGCAAGCGTAAACTTATAAACTTAATTAAGAACAATCCATCACTCGCAGATTGGTGGCAAGTGATGGAAGATATGATGGGCGCACAGTTCAATAAATCATTGACGTATAGCGAATTAAAGCAAGCGGCACAATCAAATATGTCATTTGACTTTGACGATGAGATTATTACTTGTTTTTGCAACGCTGACTAATGAAGATCTGGACAATAGCAATCCTCACAATCAACGGACGCGAGAAGTTCTTGGAGCGGTTGCTAGGTGTCCTCGAGCCTCAAATTGAGTGGCAACCTATCGAGCTGATAATCCTTAAGGACAATCGCGAGAGGTCCATCGGTGAGAAGCGACAGATGGCTCTGGACATGTGTAAGACTCAGTACATCAGCTTCATCGACGACGACGACTTGGTCAGCCCTAAGTACGTTGACACCTTGCTACCGTTCATGAAGCGTGGGTGCTACGGTGTAGGCTTCCGGGGTATCGTTACTAGCCGGAACCACACACCGATGGAGTTGGTACACAAGGCCGGGCTGCCTTACGCGGACAAGCCTGCGATATATCACGGGACGCTAATCTACACGCGCCCCCTCAACCATCTCAACCCAGTAATGACTGACATAGCCCGGGAGGTCGGGTACAAGAGCATCAGTTTCGGAGAGGACCTGGACTACGCTAAGCGGCTTGCCGATAGCGGACTGATCAAAGACCAGTGCTTCGCCGACACGTTCTTGTACTTCTACCAGTACCGGGGTAAGGATAAAACTATCTAATGGCTAAGACCTACTCTGACTACCCTAAAGCCGTACGCGAAGCGGCGGAGCGCGGCATCAAGCTCAACGCCGAGGTCAACAACCGATGTGCAACGCAGGTCGGCAAGGTTCGCGCACAGCAGCTCGCATCCGGTGACCCGCTGACACTTATGACCGTTAAGCGGATGTATAGCTATCTATCCAGAGCGGCGGAGTATTACAAGCCAGCGGACACGACAGCATGCGGTACCATCAGCTATCTTCTTTGGGGTGGCGAGCCTGCGCTAAGGGGGGCGGAGTCGGTGCTCGAGCGGGAGGGTGAGATATGATTAACCTCAACGAGTTCCGCAAGCGCGTCTACTCACAGAGCGGTGAGGACGGTCTAATCGAGAAGCTATTCAAGCATCTTCGCATCAACGCACCTACCTATGTCGAGATCGGGGGCGGAGACGGCAAGCACCTATCCAACACGCGGCTGTTATGGGAGCGCGGTAGTACCGGGGTTCTGATTGAGGGCAATGCAAGCGAGTTCGCACAGCT